GAGATCAACGCGGAGATCGACGGCATCGAGCAGGAGATCTCCGCGCTGCGCAAGCGGGCCAGCAAGCTGCGCCGCCAGCGGGAGGAGTGGGCGAAGCTGGCCACGCCCGCGGCCAGGCGCGATGGTGTCGATGCCGCGCTCCAGAGCGCCGGACCGAGCGCCGTCGCAGCGGTGGCGACCTACCTCTGTCACCACGGCGCTGCGTACGGCTCGGAGATTGCCAAGGCGACCGGGCTGAACTCCGGCACGATCACGCACTCGCTGCGGGTCCTCGCTCACGATCACGCCGTCGCGGCGACCGGCCGCAAGCGCCGCAACAGCGCCGAGTACGAGTGGACCGGCACGGTCGCTGTGAGCACCCTGCTGGCCGCCGCTGAGCCGGTGCCAGCATGACCGACCTCTACCGCATCGCCCGCGAGGTCACCGACGAGTTCCTGCCCCCGATTACGCTCCAGATCGGTAAGCGTTACACACATCCTGAGGACGGCGAGATCGAGATCACCTCGGGTTGCTATCGCGACGCCACCTACGGGCGCGTCTCGAACTTCTGGTACTGGACCGTCATCGCCACCGGCGAGACGCATCACGGCTACGGCGACAACTGGCCTGAGAAGGCCCAGGACGTAGCGCACGACGTGCGCGAGGGGTAGGCCAGGCCGGGGGCTCGGAGGGGCGCTGCGAAGCCCCCGTGAGCCCACGCAGGCCGTTTGAGGAACGCGCCCCGGCCGGAGGTAAGGTCTGGCGCATGGAGATGCCCCTTGACCGCGTGGTTGTCCCCCGGCCAACCACGCCGCCGTGCCCTGCCGCCTGGCTGATCGCTGAAGCGAGCGGCGGCACCGGCTGCATGTGCCGGATCACGCACGACCTACTCGACAGCGCCCGCAACGGGACAGCGCTCGCCGTCTACTGCTTCAACGAGGACGGCTACCAGCAGTGCCCCACCTGGCGCGCCGACCGCGACGAATACTGGGCCAGCAAGACCATCCGCGACCTACTGGACCGCAGCGGGGACCGCGTCGGCGGGCACCCGGAAGATCGCGAGCGCAACGACGGGCTCGCGCTCGCATTGGACGCTCAGGAGCGCGACGCATGGGAGCGGCAACAGGAACGCGAGTCCTGAAGCGCGAGATGTACCTGACCGACGGCGACATGCTGATCTGGGTGGTCGACATTCCCAAGCCGGGCCAGGCCGTGGTCGAGAACGCCAAGACGCTCCGCACCGATTACGTGTCCGTCGACCATCTGGATGGCTGGAGAGAGGTGATTCCCGACGATGGCACGTGAATGGACTCGCAAGCTCCAGGAGCAGATCGAAGCCCGCACGGGCAAGACCGTCATCGACCAGGACCGGCTGGAGCTGCTGGAGGCCTCAGATGTCGAGCGCCGGGCCATGCAGAAGGAGCTGGACCTCCTGGGCTACTACGTGCTCGACCAGATCGGCGGGCAGCCGCAGGAGGTCAAGGCCACCGAGCGCCGCCGGATGGCCGCGCAGGCGCGCATGGTGTGGATCCAGGACCCCGTCGCCGGAGCGAACGTCGACCTCTCCTGCCAGTTCATCTTCGGGCGGGGCGTCCCGAAGCCGAAGGCCGTCGACTCCAAGGTCCAGGACGTGATTGACGAGGCCTGGGCGGACACCGACAACAAGGCGGCGCTCACGACGTTCGCGGCGCAGACGGCGCTCTGCACCGACCTCGTGATCCAGAGCAACCTGTTCATCCTGTTCTTCGAGGGCGACGACGGCAAGGTCAAGCTCGGGATCCTCGACCACGACCTCGTGGAGGACGCCGTCCGCGACTCGCAGAACCGGCTGCGGGTTCTCTACTACGTGGCCCGGCGCCGCGAGTACGAGTGGGACTACACGATGGACCGCGTGAGCCTGAAGAACGCGGGCAACATGATGCAGAACGGCAAGCCGCAAGTCGTGTACTACCAGGCGCTCGACGCGACCGAGCCGGACACCGGCAAGCTCGACACCGACGACCCGCCGTGCCCGGCCAACAAGCTGGGCGAGGGCTACGTCTACCACATCGCGATCAACCGGGGCTCGGAGCAGGTGTTCGGAATCCCGGCGATGCGTCGCATCGTGAAGTGGATGGCCGCGCTGAACGACTTCATGGCCGCTCGCGTCGACATGACGCAGGCGGCTGCCGCGTTCATCATGCGCCGGACGATCAAGGGCTCGCCGCAGCAGGTGGCGAACATCGCCGCCAAGGCCATCTCCCGGCAGAGCGCCATCGCGTCCTCGTCCATCGACGGCCAGCCGGTCACCGCGGGCCCGCGCCCGGCGTCGATCCTCAACGAGAACGAGGCCGTCAAGACCGAGCCGTTCGCGCTGAACACTCAGGCGGCGCAGGCCAGCCAGGACGCGCAGATGATCCGCTCGCAGATCTCGGCGGCGACGTGGCCGCAGCACTACCTGGGCGATCAGTCCAACGCGAACCTCGCCACCGCGCAGGCGCTGGAGCTGCCGGTGGTCAAGCGCGTCGAGGCGTTCCAGGAGCTGTTCGAGGGGCTATTCCGCGCGTTCACCGACCGCGTCATCCAGAAGGCGGTCGACTCGGGGCGGCTCCCCACCGAGCTGACGGAGGAGGAACGGGCTGCTCTACGGTCCAAGAAGCCTGGTCAGCAGGTGCCGGGCGGCGAGGGTATGACGCCGCCGTCGCCCGGCCAGCAGGAGCCGCCGCTGAGCATGACCGACCCCGGCGGCGGCGACGCGGCGAAGGAGCCGAAGGGTTACATCAACGCGACCGGCGAGCTATCGGAGGGCTACGAAGGCCAGGTCGCGGACGAGGAGGAGACCGAGCGCGACCTCGGCTACGAGTTCTCGATGCCGTCCCCGCTCAAGCGCGGCATGGCCGATCTGATCGCCGCCATCTCCAACCTCGCGCGCACCTTCGACCCCAATAACACCAATCTTGAGCTAAGCCGAACCCTTCTGACTGTCGCGCTGGGCCAGGGTCTGGAGCTTGCCGACCCGGCTGCGGCCGTCGAGCGCATCCTCCCCGAGGGCTACGTCGACCCGATGCTCGCTGCGCAGATGAGCGGCGGCACCGGCCAGCCAGGCGCAGCGCCGCCACCACCACCGCTGCTCCCCGAGGGACCCAATCCGTTCGGGCCCGAGGGCGGCACCGGCGCGCCTGGCGAGGGCCCGGAGCCGATGAACAACCCGTACGGCGTGGCCGGATGGTCGAACGAGTTCCAGGACAACCAGGGGCAGATGGGCGAGGCCGAGCTTGGCGACCGCGAGCGCGACCTACTCGCCATGTGGGAAGAGGACTGGGGCGCGATAGTCGATGAGGCGCTGGCCGAGGCCGCGGCCAGCACGAATGGACATCACGAGTAGCGCCTGAGCGCCCTTAGGCTTCCGGGTGTGGCCGTCCCAGACCCGCAGCAGCCGCAGCAACCGCAGCATCCACGGGTCCAGCAGATCATGCGGGCCGCTGCTGCCGGTCAGGTGGCGCAGGCTGCGACCGGCGCCGCCGCAGCTCCAGCCGTTGCGGTCACGCTCCCCGCCCGGGCGGCGGTCGGCGCGATCTCCGTGCCCGTCGAGGCGTTCGCGCACGGCGTCAAGATCGCGATCATCCTCCGCGTCCTGCGGAAGCTGCTCAAGCGCCAGCACGCCGATAGCGTCGACTGGCTCACGCAGCAGCTACGCAAGGCGTTCCCCGACGCCGACCCGGCCGTGATCCGCCAGGCCGTCGAGCGCGAGATGCGCTTCGAGGAGGCGTTCCAGGCGAAGTCGATGCGCCGCGTCGAAGGTGACCTCCAGAAGGCGGGCGCGCTCCCGACGCCCGAGGCGCAGCAGAAACGCGTCAACCAGATCCTGGCCCGCGAGCAGCACTATGCCGCGCTGCGCGAGAAGGCGATGCTCGACCGCTCCAAGATGCACGTCCAGAACGCCGGGGTGAAGGCCATCTCTCCGCGCGGAGCGAAGTGGGTCCTCGGTGCCCGCAAGAACCACACGCTCGGCTGCCTCGCGCTCGCGGGCAAGAACTGGCCGTGGGAGGTACTCGACACCATCCCGCCGCCGATCCACACCGGCTGTGGCTGCGAGCTTGTCCCGCTCAAGCCGGGCGACACGGTGCCGCCGGTGGGCGAGGCGATGGCGATGGCGAAGGCTGCGATGGCGCTGGAGGAGGCGCTGCGTGCGGCCGTGCCGCGCGAGGAGATCAACCTGTTCCTGGCCGCTCGGGCGGTGGCCGAGGCCTCCGGCGAGCTGGAGGAGATGGACTGGAAGGACTGGCTGCATCCGCGCGGGCGTGGCGGGAAGTGGATCGACAAGATCGGGCCCAAGCCGAACAAGCCCGAGCCGGAGCCGAAGCTGCCGGGCATGGAGCCGAAGTTCGACAAGCCGGTCAAGGAGGGCGAGGAGTACCCCAAGCCATCGGCGTCGAAGGTCAAATCCTTCATGCCCGAGCTATCGCCGGAGAGCACCGTCGTCAGCGGCGCAGCCCCGAAGGAGAAGGTGCTCGGCGGCGACGCGCCCGAGCCCGCCCAGCAGGGAGCGATCCCGAGCTTCGGTCACGTCCCGCTCTCGCTCCAGCTTCCGCCCGCGTTCGGCGCCGACCACATCAAGGCCAAGAGCGGCGGCGAGACGTACATCGTCAAGGACCACGGCGGCGACCGCAACCGCGTCGGCTCCGAGCTACTCGCCAACGCGATCTACCGCGAGCTTGGGGTCGACGTGCCGACCATGGGCAGCATCAAGACCGAGGCCGAGCCCGACTTCGAGCAGCGCGCGGAGGATCTCCCGAACGAACCGCCGCTGCCGGACACCGGCCGCCTGTCGACCGGGATCATCCTCCGCGAGCCCGACGGGCGGATGACCGTAATCGAGCCGCGCAACCACTACGGCGGCTACATCCACACGTTCCCGAAGGGCGGCGTCGAGCCGAACCTCACGCCGCAGCAGAACGCTCACAAGGAGCTGTGGGAGGAGACCGGGCTGCACGCGCACATCACCGGCGTCGTCGGCGACTTCAAGGGCGACACGGGCACCAGCCGCTACTACCTCGGCGTCCGCACTGGCGGCGAGGCCACCCCGAGCGACGAGACCGAAGCGATCAAGACGGTCACGCCCGAAGAGGCCGCGCAGATGCTCAACAAGCAGCGCGACCAGGACGTGCTCAAGGCGCTCCTGGAGCAGCCCATCCCCACCGGCAGCTACGAGGACAGCTTCCCGCCCGAGGTGCAGGGCCAGGCGCTCGCGTTCAAGGGGGTCGACGGCAAGACCAAGGACATCACCTCCCCCAACGAGGCGCTCGGCCGCGGCTACATGGCCGACGCGCTGCTCGCCAACCGCGACTTCCTCGGCCAGCGCGGCGGCAATGTCCGCTGGGCGAACGACGACACGCCGATCCGGACGAGCATGAGCAGCACCTTCGGCAACGGCATCAAGAGCCAGCACGAGTACGGCGACACGCCCGAAGAGGTCTGGACGATGCGCACCCGCGGCCAGGGCGCAGGCACCATCCCGCAGGGCGAGGACGAGCTACGCCAACAGGCCGCTGACATCGCCCGGATCCTCACCGCCGCCAAGATCAACGAGCTGGTCAAGGCCGCGCCGCTCGACCCGGCCGAGCGCAAGCGGATCAGCAAGGCGCTGAAGGCCAGGGTGGCGTGGATGCGCCGGTTCGCGGACGGCACCGAGAGCCTGCCGCAGCCCGCCACCGGCGCGGACGCCAGGGCGCACTTCGCCGACGCGCAGGCCAGCTTCGACATCTACCCCGAGGAGCACCAGGCGCTGGAGGAGTACGCGGGCGACGCGGGCCGTACGCTCGACGGTCGCCTGACGAGCGGCAAGAACTTCACCGAGGACGACCGCAAGCTCGCGAAGCGGCTCGACGCCGTCCTCGAAGCCAGCAAGGCCCCGGTCGACACGCACGTCTACATGGGCGCGCCCGGCGCGCCGAACGAGGGCATGGTCGGCAAGTCGTTCTCGATGAAGCCGTACATCCGCGCGCACACCGACATGGCCAACGCTAAGGGCCAGATGCGCATGCGGCTGCTCGTGCCCGGCGACGGCCGAGCACTGCACCTCGAAGACGCCGAGCCCGGCCAGCCGGACATGCTTCTCCCCCGCGACCAGCGCGTACACGTAACAGGCATGGGCACGGGCCCGGACGGCGTCCCGCAGCTCGACGGGATCGTCCTGCCCTACCGCGACCCGTCACGCATCCCGAGCGACTGGAAGCCCACCGGCAGCGGCAGCATCATGAGCCAGACCTCCATCAAGGGCCTCCCGAAGTCCAAGCCCAAGGAGGGCGTGCCGTTCTTCAAGAAGGGCGACCGGGTCCTGATCAACGGGGTGAAGGGAACCGTCACCGGCGACGCAGGCAAGGGCATGGCCAA